CGACAAGTTTTATGTTATGTCAACTTACAAGGTTCAGCCCGTTTATGCGGAGTTGGTCTTCGGGTGGCTTGACCTGGCCACTTGCTGGGACTCCCAGATCACGCCACGTGATGTGGCACGCGTCGTGTCGTGGAACTTCCGCGGAGGCGAGATGGGCAATTACAACATGCAGTACCCGTCTGAATACATGCCGGCTGAATACCCTGACGGGCCACTTGCAGATCAACTGAACGAGCATGGTGAAGTTAGGCCCGCCCTCGCGTCAGTGCTGGGTAGGCGGGCTGGTGGGGCTCGGACCATGAGGTCACGGTCAGACTGGGCCACGTCGTACTCACTGTGTGCTGAGGCGGTCCATGAGGTCCGCATGAGTATGGGGGAGATGTCCCCAGCAACCACGGGCTTGAGAGCTGCGTATCGGCTGGTGTCCTGGATCTGGGCTGACCTCGTGCCTGGGGAGACTCCCCGCTCATGGGCCTCATACTGCAGCTACATCAGGGAATCTGCGCTTGGGTCTGCTGCCGCAAGCCGGCTAGACGTGCCGTCAGCGGCCGACGCATGGGATCGGGCCCAAAGGGCACTATGCAAAACTAGAGTCGGCGGGCTGCTATCCGCGCTGGATGAGTTTGATCGAGCCATGAGGTACACGGGGTCATCCGCTGCCCGCCTAAGAGCCCGTGCCATCGGTAGGGAGATCCTGGCAGGGGCTGCCCCAGAACTCGACATCCTACCACGATATCGGGTTGGCTCAGCTGTCATGCGTGCAACGCACGGATGCCTGGTGGGCACACGCGGCACCGAGACACTTGCCCTCTCTAGATCGGATCTAGTCCGTGTTCATCAGATGCTGTCGGCGATTATGTCGGGGGTCTTCGCAACATGTGTGCAGTCTGCGTTGTCTCCAGGTAGTGAGTCCATGCGCGCTGCGCAGGCCGGGGCTGCCTATGAGGCACAGGTTGGCCGGATCCTGTGTGCAGTAGATTCGACCCCCCAGGGAGATGAGGTCCACGTGTGCAAGGGGTTTAAGCGTGCCTTCACGTACTGGCTGGGGGTACTGTCTGGCCCCCTGGGGCGCGCAGAGGCTCAGGCGCTGTGGGCGGAAACTCTGGACACACGCCATATCCCACGGGTGTTGCTTGAGGAGTGGGTCCGGGAGTGCCGGGGGTGGCCTGCCGGAACGAGCTTCAACATTGGTAAGGCATATAAGCTGTGTCCGGCTCCAGACGCATGTCCAGCCAGAACTCTGCTGGAACGCCACGAAATGGTGTGCAACCGAAACACGGCTGCGG